CTACGCAGGCATATTGGTAAAATTATTGGCATGGCATCCATGTGCGAAACCAAGGAGCAGTATGAGAAAGCCCTTGAGAGAGTATTTAAATAACGGTTTTTCTCCCAAGCCCGGCCACCGCGCCGGGTTTTCTACACCCACCATCTGTACTATACTCGCATCAGGGGCAAGGATAAGCCTCGTAGCAATACCCCTCCCATTTACTGATAATGCCCGGCTGCCGTGCCGGTTTTTTTTTGCCTGCCGTTCTCGACTCTCCTGCTCTACCGACACCCCACCCTCGCTCTGTAGCCGCTGCTGAGGCATGAAACCCTGTCAGCCAATCAAGTCGCCGGGTAGACATGTCTAAGTAGTGCTGCCCCTGCCGATGTTCAACCTGACTGAACGCTACGAGGCCGGCGATGGGGCAGCGGTTTTTAGATAGGGGCTGAATTCACATTTTCAATGCCTGCCGGATTCCATCCCGGTGCAAAGGCATTACCAAATCAGGAACTGCGGGCCGAATGTGAACCGCAGATAGAGACAGATCGATTTGTACTCATCGACAGTCAGTAGCCGATTGAACACCAGCACAACCGAAACATGCGCCCAGCCAGTAAACTGCCCAGCGCTGCGATGGCCACCGATCAGTAGCGTGCCTGATTGCACTTGCCGGCCAGCCCCCAGCGACGAATTAGAGACAATATTTTTTGCGGTCGGGTCATAGAAACCCGATACAGAACGCCCTGGGTTGAATTGACCGGTTCCGATAACAAAATCAGTGCCTGGAATGTTCACGATCGGCGTAATCGCATTTGTCAGCCCTGCTGTTACCCAAGCGTTCGCCACAACTGATGTGTCAGTGAGACGCAGTGAATCTCCGCCGACGCCGTCATAGTTCGACACAACCAGGCCTTGCGCGGCGGAAGCCGCAGTATCTGAGCGCAGTGCTATTGAGATAACACTCATTTCGTTCTGTGACGGAATGCCGGTATCAAAGCAGTTTTGCGCGTTACAGACGGCATACGGGCCATCGAGCTGCGGACTACCGATTTTCTTCAGTGGCTTGGTTGGATCGGCATAGTTGTAAAGTGCGTCGGCGGTATATTCAGTTGTGAAATACGCACCGAGCAGTCCTAACTTCACAGGAACATCCAGAGCGATAGTTTCGAATTCAGACGCTTTCGGAAATCCTACACCTGGCATGGTCCAATTAATGATCTCAGGAAATGGCATTTTTTACCTCTCAAAGGAATTTTTCAACGTTCTGTGTTGCCAGCAGTTGTGCACCGACGTCGTTTAGATGGAGGTTGTTAAACCAAAGACCAGCAGCATCACCATCAGCCCAATTTTTAGGGAACACGTCATATCCGCTATAGAACTCGGCATTTTTCTGGACTGCTAGGCTCCTGATTGCATCGTTAAACACCGACATATTTGTGGCGCCGGTTGCATTTGGCACGGGGGGTGAAATAAGAATGATGCCCATATTTGGATTAACAGACCGATATGCATCAATCAGATTGCTGTACCCCGTATAAAATGCGTTTACATCTTCGCTAAGACGGTAGTCATTAACCCCGATGATGATAATTGCGACGTCCGGGTTGATATATTCAACAAAATGCGGAATGTGTGGCAGAACATAACTATACATCGGCGTTGTCATGCCGCCATTGCCGCATTTGTATAGCGTGGCGCCAGTAGGTTTATCAGCATTCAATCCGTAGATGGCCACGGTGCCAGTGTTCCCATTTGTGTTGATGCGCAGTGAGTGCTCTCCGTCCGCAAGCCCGGTAATATCGATGAATTTTTTCGTTTTCGTATTACCACCCACAACAGCTACCCAGTCCCCAGTCCCGTCGACTCGGTAATTAAACGCACCATCACCGTCATAATAATTGATACGCAGCGTATTGCAGTTAGTCCCATTAATTTGCAGGGTCGCGAACTGATTTGCAGACGTCAGTGAGAACCCATCATGCGAACAACCAATATCTGAATTTGGCGCACTACCGTTCGACGCATCATAAACAGTGAAACCGTTGTGAACGATAGAAACATTATTCAGGCAATTGTTCGTTTCCGTACCGCCGTCAATGTTAAATGAAATCCACCCATCTCCGCCGCGCCCATATTTGAAATAAATCAAATTTGCGATAGCCTGTGAAATCGCTTTCCACTCCATCCACGAGTCGCCGACAGTGATAATTCTCAGATTTTGATTACTGCCAATATCATGCTTTGCCACTTTAGCTCGGTATGGCCATAGCGAGCTGCCATCAGTAAAACTCATTATCGCAGAACCTTTAAGCGTGTCCTTATGAATACCTTTACCAAAAATAAGACCGTCTTTGATAGCAATTGGCACGTTACCAGCCAAGTCTTGAGCGATAATAAAATCGCTGAGGTTACGCATGGGCTTCAACACGTTTTGCGGTATCCTTAATTTTTTAGCGATAGATTTAACTAGTCTATTACCAGCCCCAAACGCATCAAATCGGCCGAATTCGAATGATGTCAGTACATTGCCCGACATATCCTGCGCCGTAGAAAAGTGCTCGCGGCTTTGTGCAATGCGCTTCGTTTTGTTCTCTAGCGCACCAACGCGGCGCAATGCCTGCATTACGCGGCGCGATACTGACGTTACAAACCGCTCACTGGCCTCCGAGTTAATAAATTCAGCAACTCCCGCCGCATTTTTGTAGTAATTGAAAATGACTGTTACACCGCCGCCGTCAGGAATAGCAACACGGAACATTTTCCCGTCTGGTGTCCCGGCTATGCCCGCAATCGTTCCGTCTGGATCGGTAGGTGTTGTGTAGTAGGTATTGGCATCTGCGATGTTCTGGGCGTTTTCTGCGGCCGCCTCTGCCTTAGTAGCGGCGTCTGTCGAGATGACTGCATTCTCAGCCACGCCGTGGGCGGCTTCTACTGCGCCAAGTTCAGCCTGCGAAGCCTTCGCTGCAGAATTGGCCGCCGAAATTGCGCTACCTTGTGCCGCCTGGGCGTATGCATCACCTGCTGATGCGCCGGCGGTTCGGCGCTGACCAAGGGTAACAGAAACCCCTACCACGTCAGTGACTGGCAAACCATTATTTGACATGATTTTATTCTCTGAATAGTGCGAAGTTAATACCCAGTGGCTTCCCAGTATGCTGATAATTCGTTAGCGTTCATCCATACAAAGAACCCTGAATTATTGGCGCCTTGGGCAATAATATTGTCAGTAGAACCACCGTTTTCACTAACCTGTCTTAATGTCAACTTGATGCATAGTAATTTATTGGGGAATGGAATTGGAAAGGAAACGGGATTTGAGTTGGCCGAACGATTTACTATTCCTCCCTGCACGATTTTCCCTGCAGAATCACGCGACCACCAATTATCGCCATCGACATGCAGTTCATCCGGTCGATTGTTTGGGCTGTAAACCCGTTGGCCCGACTCGAAAATTGGAACTCCATTAGTTGTGTAAAAATTCCCTGCGGCATCCACGCCAAAACCGCGACCACTATCACTTCGGCTTACAGCGAGTGAACCATCATCATAAGCTGCCACTATGCCGGTTTGATGCCCATCTGCATGACGAAAAACCACCACGCCACCTTGCGTGCCAACGTCACCAAGGGTATTTATAGGCCCGGTGATTGTCCCCCCGGTAATTGGCAGGGCGCCCACGTCACCAGAGGATAGCGCAATGTCACCGGAGAGCGATTTACCGTTAACTTTCTGAGTCTTTAAAACATATCGCCCATCGACTGAGCTACCGGTCAAATATTGATAAATTGCTTTCTCAAAAGACAGCTTCAGTTTATTTAAATCACCATCATCGATTACATCATCACCAGACTGCTCAGCAATAAAGTTACCTAAAACAGCAGACATTACCGATGCTTGACGCCATGTTTTATTAAGCTGCTCGCTTTTCGCTATACCTGCCGTATACCCAGCTCCGACAGCTGGAAGCGCTTCATATTCTTCTTGGGTCAAAACGTTTGCATATTCACCGATGGCAAACGGTTTAAATTCATTCTTTGCCATTTATCCCTCCGCAACTTCATAATTGACGGTGATCCCCATCGGTTTAATCGAGAGATAACCTTGCCGAATAATTTCTTTAGTGATTGCGGGTATTACTGCACCGCGAGCAGTGATCGTCATGCTCATGTCGAGGTTGTCAGAAAAAGTGATCGAGATACCGCCTTCCGGATAAATAGCCGCCAAAACGGCGGGCAACGTTTCTACAGTGCCGTCCCAATTGTTGGCGCCGATTTTGGCACGCAGTACCGTTCGATAGGTGTCGTCATCCAGATCGATATACTCATCACCGGAGTCATAACGCCCCTTCCACGTTCCCAGGTCGAAACCTAGATCCGGATCATCGAACGAAAAATAATGGTTCACTGCCGGCGCTCGTATGCGGCGCCCGCGCCCCACCCACAGGCCGATAACATCGAGCTGAGCGCCGATGGCGTTGTCGAGGTCAAAGGCCAGCACGATACCGCGCGTACTGTCCTGTTGACGCGCGAACGCCTCAGTGACCGCATTGACGGTTGCGAAATATTCGGGGAATTGGCAGTGATAAGCGGGTATTAATGCGGTGTATTTGTTGGTCATCATGCCACCGTGATAATTGCGATATTCTCCGGCGAACAGGTCGCAGACTCGTTAAAAAGAATCGGGATATTGGCTTCATTCATCGCGACCGCGTCTTTGCCGATACTTACCGTCATAAGGTCATAGGTTTTACCGCTGTCAGCGTTGCCCAGCGTGGCAGGAACGTAGAGCCGCGAAAAATAGACTGTGTCGCCGATGTAAAGCGTGTTGATGTAGTCAGACACGGCTTTTTTTATGTCTTCACCGATGTCGCTGGTGTAGCCAGGAAGCACCTTAATTTTGATAGCCGCGTAAATCGGGACTTTGGTCGGCCGGAAAAAATGGATCGGCTTGTCTGTGCCATAGGCATCTTTGACGATCACCGTCGTAGTGCCAAACGTCGGCGCGCCAGGTGATTTTTTTATCGCGATGATCCTGGCGATCTCTTCTGCATCGCCGCCGTCTACCACCATCGAAACCGCATGCGCCGGCACGCCGTTGATGTCGGTTTCAGAAGTGTCGTTGTCGTAGCCCTTATAGCGCGTCACGCCGGTGATATTGGCAATAGCGCCTATCAGGCCTTCCATGACAGTTCGGGACGGTAGCGCGACGCTGAGCGCCTGGCGCTGGCGGAGCTCTGCGTCAGTTTCTACCGGCTTGCCGGCGGTGGCCGCTTCAGGGTTCGTGACGGATTGCCAGCCGCGCGTAGGTGTAGCGATTTGCGAAACATCGCCAGGCAGCGCGGTGATGGCGCCTGCCTTCTGCGCCGTCGCGGTTACCACCGCCTGGCCGTGAATATCGAGCTCCACCTCTACCGGTAAATCCCAGAGGTTCCCGGCGCTGTCGCGCACTGAGGCATTTCTGATGACAATGCCAACCTGGCCGATCAGCCTCACGTCAACCGTGGAATTTGACGGCGCCTTGCGGCTGATGCCGTTGATTTTGACGTTACTCGCCAGCCCCACGCCGGTGCCGGTCGCCGGGCTAAATGCGTTCCAGGTAGAAATCGCCGCATTGTTGCCGCCGTGCATCGCGTAGGCGATCAGCGACAACAGCACGCCGTCTTTGCTGTCTGGTTCGATGTAGATGTCATCGCCATAGATGCCGCGAAAAATCGTCTGCCACCCGGTGAGGATGGTCTGGAATTCAGGCGCGCTCATCCCTGCCGCCGTTATTTTTGGAAGCATCGAATCGATAATGTCTTCATACATAGGTTGTTACCGAGGTTTGGCCGAAGGCGGTGTTTAGCGTGGCGGTGATCAGGAGGTCGCGCGTATCAACATCGCGCTGGCTCTGGTACTCGACGATCTCGGTCACGTTCGGCGTGCCGAGGATGCGCTCGCGGATCACGATGTCATAGAGGCCCGACGTGTATTTGCCGAGTATCTGCGTCCAGTCGGTGCCGGCGGAGGTATCGAGGAACCACTCGCCCTTTCGCAGCTGCAGGCGGCTGATCACCGCCATGCCCACAGCCTCGGGCGTGTTAATGAAGAAATCACCCTCGCCGCGCCCGAAACTATAATCGCCGTTCTTGTCTTCTTTCCGGTATCTCACTGCGGGCCTCCCGTCTGGCCACCGCCAGTTTCTACACCACCGTGCTTGTGCGTCTGCAGGCTGATGCCCCCGGCGTTGACGTCGTTCGTCACGTTCACCGGCCCCAGCATTGTCGCCGTGCCACCACCGTCACCCATGCCCTGCGACAGGTTGCCGTTGATGGTCACGTTGCCGTTGAGCACAATTTCGGGGGAGTTGATCTCCGTGCCGCCCTGCGCGCTGGCGGTCAGCTTGCCCGGCGTGGTAACGGTCACCGCGTGGCTGCTGGGGTCGAGTTCGATAAATGCGGCGCCGTCGTCGGTGCGCAGCTGCGCGGCGCTGGTGCTGATGTTCGCTATTTTTCTGGCACAAGACTGTAGGCCGACGATAGCGAAGGCGTCGGACAGATCGTGCATGCGGCCGTCTACCGGTTCCTGAACCCCGCCGTTCTGCCACCAGAAATCGATACAGCGGTCGGCAAACACAAGCAGGCACTCATCCCCCGCCTTAACCGGAAACGTCAGCGTGACGCCGCCGCCACGCGGGAAAATGACTGGGATATCCACCAGCAGCGGCAGGCTGGAGGAATTTCCGCCGCCGGCGCTTTCCGGCTCGTAACCCTTCACGGCAGGCAGGACAACGCAGGTCACCGCGTCCGCGTCAAAGGATTGGATGATGCCGGGGATCGATACGCGCATTCCCGCGTTGATGGCGTCGATCAGTGCCTGGTCGGCCTGCTGCTTATCGCCGATTTGAGATGTGAGGGATACGGGCATGAATTTTTCTCATAAAAAAACCCGCCGAAGCGGGGTAATCAATTAGTAAAAAATCATTTAGATGATATGCGCCTAAAGAAATTTTTTGCCGTTTCTATAGACTCTATTGCAACACTTTCGCCAATTGATGATTCACTTATGCGATAGTCAGACTCATTTCGTGCTTGCCGCATTTGTCTCAATTCATAACCCAATATCTTTAACCTCGCAGGAGACAATTCCTCCCTAGGAACCCCTAAATCACCACGCATATACTTAATCAAGTTTGAGTGATGATCCCTAGTGCATGAAGGGATATTTTTTAACTCCTCCTGTGCTTTGTGATACATTGAGTAGTAAGCACGAGATATCGTATTCCTATAGCCAACTTCACATGCAAAGTTCAAGCAATGCTGACTAGAATCAAGAAAGTCATCACTTTTTATAGTCATAAATACTATCTTTTCCTCCATCTCTTTTTGAGGTGTACCTAGCAATCATTTCGCAACTATCCATAATTTCCATAGCACAGACCCTTTCAGCCAACTCAATGTTTAACTTAACTATTTCACTTGGGTCAATATTGGGTAATTGCACAAGATAATCACCACCAAAATCAGCATGAATAGAAACATTTTCAGGGGTTATTTTATGCTCAGATAAAATCTCATGAGTAACCAGTCCAAGGTTCTGCAGTTGCTCCGGCGAACAAACATTAGAGCTATATACATTATTCAAAGTTGAAACGAGCTCATCTCTATAAGATACGGAAGCTTGAATATCATCTTCGCGTGAAAACATAGATGCGTGCTTTGATAAATGCTTCTCAACTAAATCAATGTAACCAAGACGGTATGCTTCCGTCCCTGCTAATATACTAAAATCCTTCACGTAAAAATTATCAGAGAAATCGAATATATACTCCCTCAACTCATTAAAGTAAAACTTTCTATAAATGAAAGCAATGAAATTTTGTGCTACGGTAAAATTCCCATAATCTAAGTTTTTTATGAAATGAGCTCTAGCTAAGTCATCCTCATCATTAAGTGCATAAGCAAAACCAACAGCACTTACATCATTCGGATCTGAGCTATGCAGAAATTTACTTATTACAGCATGATATGTAAACTCATCAATCCTTTCATTTTCATGCAACATTTTTCCAAATCGATTAATAAATTCACTCGAGGCTCTCGCAGGCTGTGCCATATATCCCCTAAATATTACTTCATTTCATATATCCTAGCGTCTAAAAACACGAGTGTAAAACTTTGTGTCTCTGAAAATCCTAGTTTTGTCTATAACCAACTTTCACACAATCATAGGTCGCATACTGGCGCGGCGCGTCGATGCTAGCCTGAAGCAGTTGAACGTTAAGAAAACGCTTCGTGCCCCCACGCTTCACGTACTCCATACCTAACCATTTCCCCGGCTGGTTCGTTGCGACGCGCCACTCCATTTTGACATTGTCGTAATCTGGTGGATTTGTCAGGTATGTAACTTTCTGGGTTTCTGGCCGCACTCCATTTATGTGCATGAATCCATCATTGCTCGGGGTTAAAAGATAATCTCCACACCGTACGTCTGCAGTAGCGTGCATTGAAAATGAAGCGGCAAGTAAACAAAAAATTATCCTTTTCATATCCCCTGCTTATGATTGCCTTGAAAGCGCTGAACTGCTTAGCATATCAGCGGAACCAATCGCGAAGCACATCAGATCCATGTACCACGCCTGGCCCCGTGTGTCGCCAGTATAGTCGATCGCTTTCACGATATACACGCCGTCCGTCGCGATGCTGGCGGGCTGCTGCAGGGAACCGGCGACAACTCGGTTTCCATTTTGGTCGGTTTCGCTGATACGCCCGCCGAATTGGGCGATCTCACTGTCGGATAGTGCTGTTCGATAAACTGATGCCTGGTCGAGTTGGATCAGGCCATTGATGCGAATATTCGGGTTGATGAGGCATCGCACGTTAACGCCGGCCCCCATCGTCTGCTGAGGCATGCCGATCAGTCCAGTTTCGCTGTTCAGCACGATAGCTTCATGAATGTATTTGTTCTCGTTGACCATCTGCAGCTTGCCATCAATCAGCTGCCAGGTGGCCTTACACATGCCGACAACGGAGTCCATAACATCGCGCGCGGATTGGAACAGCGCCAGCCCGCGAGGAAAAACCGTATCGGGAAAAGTTCCGGTGATCCCCTGGGTGATGCCGTAGGCGTTGAAGCTTTTCAGGGCGGCATTGTACACGTCAGCCACGGTATAGCCGGCGGCCAGCGTGGTGTTCACCGTCGCATAGAGAAATGCCTCATGATCGCCCACGGCCTGAATCAGTACCCAGGAATCGGTCGGGTTGTCTTTGCCAGTGATCGTGAAGCGCAGATCTCCCTCAAAAATCAGGCCAAAGTTCTGGCCGTCCCGCTGGCCTGATTTTGCCGGGTCCACCGGCCGCGCTACGCCGACCTGAGTGGCTTCTGCATCTGGGGCTATCCCATCATAGCCGGCAATCATGCGGATTTTAGAAAACTCGCTGCCCAGAATCCGGTTTTGAGTATCCGGCGAAAGGTTGTAAATTTTGACGTTGGCGACGCGCGGCCACCGCGTATCGGCCCACTCAATGCGGAAAGTGACTTTAAAATCTGACAGGCTGATGCCGCTGCCCTGCTGGTCCAGCAGCTGCAGCTCAAAATGCCGCATCCAGTTCTGACTCATGCCCTACTCCTGCACAAAATAAAGGTGGCTGCCGATCCCGAGGTTGGTTTTCGTCGGTAGCTCTGGTTCGTTGTTGTCGACCATGACGATCAGCGCACCGGTAAACCCCAGGTGCGCATGCTGCGCCAGCAGATTGGCGCCAGGCACCAGCGGCACACTATTCACCAGCGCGCCGCCGGCGCTGTCCATGAGGTCGAGCAACCAGCCGGCCTCATCGCGCCAGGTCAGCCGCATAGTCATCTGCTGGCCGCCCAGAGCGATCCCGAATTGCTGATTGTCCGGCGTCAGCGGAATTTCCTGAATGTTCACCCGAAACCTCCCAGCACTCCCAGCGCGCCGCGCTGCGCCTGGGAGAGCAAACTTTCGTTGACCGGCTTGGCCGATTTAGTGCCAGAGTTCTGCACCGCCGACGTGCTGACGCCGTCGGCCATGTTGGCTTTGTCCGCAACCGAAACGCTCTGCGTGCGGGAAATGATGACGTTGCGCAGCGTCAGGACACACATCAGCACGTTTTCGCTGGTGCGATCGGTCGTGACATCCAGTGAGCGGATCAGCATGTTCTGGTACTGCCGCTTGCCGGTGGTGACGTCGAACGGCAAGCGGCTTTCCTGCAGCGCGAGCAACTGCTTATAAACTTCCCGCGGGCCGCTGCTGAGCGTCCGGCCGCTGTTGATGTCGATAAACTGGGTTGTGTCGACGCCATCCAGCAGCGAGCCGCCGCCGGCGAAACCCAGCTCCATCGTCACCTCCGGCGGCCGCTTGTAGGCGTGGTCGCTGACCGGTGCGCCGTCTTCGATCGGATGCTCGGTGATCTCCAGCGTGTCGCTGTGTTTTTCCGAGATTGCCACGCTCGGGATGATGCCGCCGATCTTCCGGGTCTGCTGCGAAAACAGGACGGAGAGAATATCCATTATTGCGGCCTCGCATAGAGTTGCTGGGTCAGGCGGGAGTTCACGCCAGTTTGACGATCGGCGACTTCCATCCCTGCGCGAGCAGGATCGTTAACGCCGTGAATATTGATCACCGTCTGCTGATTCAGGCTATTCCCGCCGGCGCCTGGCATGTTGCTGAGCACTCTCGGTATGTAGTTGCGCGTCTCCGCCGGCATCAGCCCCATGCCGTGCTTCTGAACGTTGCCGATCCCCCAGTTATAGGACGCCAGCGTTTTTTCCAGATCGCCGCCATTCATGCGCAGCAGCATACCCAGGTAGCGAGCAGCGGCCGCCGCTGATTTGGAGGGATTGAAGACGTCATCACCGCGCAGCCCCATGTCCCGGGCGGTGCCAGGCATGAACTGGAACAAGCCTTTCGCGCCGGCACCGGAAACAGCAAACTGATTGCCGCCAGATTCGGTTAGCGCAACGCTGCGCAGCAGGCCCGCCGGCAGGTTGTACATTGCCTCGAGCTGCGTCAGTTTGGGCTGCAGCCAGCCCAACAGCGCCGCCCCGGCTTTTGTAGCCTGCGGCCGGCGTACCGACTGGCCGTATTGCGTAGATTCACCACGGCGCCACGGCAGCAGTTTGCGCCCCCATTCGTCGACTGTATCACTGCCCGGGAGCTGGTTCAGGAAATTGGCGACGGGGTTGTTGGTCAGCCAGGAGTATTTCCCCTCAAGCGGTTTAACGACAGCCTCTTCGACCGCAAGCAAGCCGCCGATCACGCCGACTTTGCCCAAGCCGCCCATCGCTTTTGACAGGCCACCGACGCTTTTAGTCACGGAGCCGATCGCGCTGACCATTTTCGCCGCCCAGGTAACAGCCACGAAACCGGCCAAAATTTCCAGCGCAGTTTTCCAGCCGCCGACGGCGTCTTTCAGTTCGAGCAGCTTGTCACGCAGCCAGATCATCGCATTCTTGGCCTGGGTGATAGCCGGCTCCCACTTCGCCCAATCGATGAGGCTTTTTCCGCCTTCTTTCCAAGTGCGGTAATCGTCCCACAGCAGGCCGATACCTACGATAAGCGCAGTGATCATCCCAATCGGCGACATCAGGAAAGCGCCATTCAACAGCCGCCAGGCAACCAGCAGCGCGCTGAAAATCCCGATCAGTTTGCGCGATTCGGTATCGAGGCTTTTCCACCAGGTGATCACCTGATCGATAGCCTGATAGCCACGGTAAAGCATCCGCCCGAAAACCTCGGCTAACCAGAGAACGCCTCGGACGGTTTTGGTGATGAATCCCTCTATCTTCGGGAAATTATCCATGATGCGCCGGCGCAGCGTATCCAGTGAACCACTCAGTCCGCCGGCCAGACCTGAGCCGATTTTGTCTTTTGCCATGCCAAGCAGCACGGTCAGGCTGCGCATGGAGGTCATGAATTTATTAGACTGCTGCGCCGCGCGGTCGGCGTTCAGGCCGGTGGCTTTCAGCATGCTCTGGTAATCGGCAGTAAAACCGTTGATGCCGCGGCGCATGGCGAGGAGCGTGTTTTCGTCGATCCCCAGCATCTGCGCATACTGATTCGCTCGGTAATACGGCATGCTGCGCAGCTTATCGCCGACACCGGTAAAAATGGCGGCGGCATCGCGCATCTGACCGTTCGCACCGCGCGTCTGCACGCCCAGGCGGTTCAGGAAACCTTCGGCGCCCGGGTTGTTACGGATGAATCTCGCGAGGCTCTCCAGCGAACCCTGCGCAGCGGCCGCGTCCGCGCCCATCTGCGAGGCGGCATATCCCAACGCGCGGATGCCCGCCACTGAGGTGCCGGTGCGCTGCGATGCAAAATAGACTTTATCCAGGCCATTGGCGATCTGCGTGGTAAAGCCGACGATTGTCAGCGCGGCCCCTTCTACTGCCGCCCCCATTTTGAGCACGTTCGCCGTGACGCCGGCGACGACAGCAGAGAATTTTCGCTCGCCGGTGGAGTCGATTTCGAAGCCCAGAGAAATCAAAAAATCCTTGATGGTTTCAGCGTTCATTGATCCTCTCTCCACCTGGCGATCCGGGCTTCGTTATCCGCTTTCATGTCCAGGTAATCATTCATCAGCGCGACGTCGAACAAATCGAGGCGCCCATCCTTGAGCGCCTCAAAGCTGCACATGCCGGCATCCACCGGGCGTAACAGGTAATCCTCGCCGCCCGGCAGGACGTCCAGCGTCAGGCCGGCGGCTGGTCTTTCGTCTCGCTGTCGGGGAGTGCGGGCAAAAAATTTCCCAACGAGTCCCCGACCACGCGCGCGACGATTTGCAGCATGTCCATCATGTCGATGTCATCGAACATCAGTTGACCGCTGGTAAAGATCGACGTGTAGACGGTGCCATTCTGGCGTGACACCACCGCCAGGCAGGGATGAATAATCGCGTTGCTGTCATCGTCGCTGACGTCCGCCAGCGTTTGTGCGATCACCGGTAGCGCCACTTTGAGCGCATCCTCAATCGAAATCTGCCCGGTTTTCAGCTGGCGCAACACCTTAATTTCCCCCAGCAGGCCGGACAGCAGCGGCAGCAGCTTCCGGGAAACTTTCAACTGCTCGAAAACATTCAGTTTGGCCGCGCGGTATTTTTGGCCCTTAATTTCAAATTCCATGCATTACCCCTTAAAACGTGCCGAGCAGTTGGTCGATCTTGATGCAGTCGAACACCCAGGCGACGGTGTTACCGTCTTTGGCGTTCTGCCAATCCGGCAATTTCTTGAACGCGACGCCGCGCGCCGTGGCCACGTCGTTGCTGGATTTGTTGCGGATCACGATGACGTTGTTGCCCCAGGTCGCAGATGACAGCGACTGCGCGTTATACATCACCGACAGCTTCGCGTTCGTCGGGCTGGTTTTGAGTAGGTTGACGGTGATCGTCCCCGATTTGTCGGCGTGCAGGCTGTGCATCCCCTCACCATCGGCGCCGGTCACCATCGTGTTTTTGTCGCCGCCCATTGCAACGACGATCCCTTCGTCAGACGTAGCTGCACCGTTGCCGAGGTCAATCGAACCGCCGATGCCGGTGATATTGGCGGACACATCCAAAAAGCTATAAGTAGGCATTCCCCGGCTCCTTAGCGGTTAACGTTGATGATGACGTCGCCGAAGTGCACGGCGCCGGCCAGTTTGATTGCCACCTGCATCACCGGGGCTTTGCGGGCTTCGCGCTCCGCTTGCGCCTGCTGTGCAATCGGCGGGGAATAGACGTAATACCCCTTTGTCAGCGTTTCGCCGGTATTCAGCGCGCCGAAACCGTCGCCACTCCACACGCCAGGCGCGATCAGGCCGTTTTCAGCCCCCTGAGCCAGCGATGCTTCGACGTTGGTCAGCAGATCGGTAATGCCCTCATCGGTCTGAGGAACCTTTGTCGAACTGGTATAGAGGCGGTTGTAGTAGTTGGTCTGAACGTAGTTCTGTAGCCAGTCCAGGCCGTGTCGCTCGTCAAAGAAATCAGCGTTACACATCACGCCTTCTTGCAGGATTGCCGTGTCGTTGTCGTAATTGACGAACACGTTGCAGTTTTTCTGCTGCAGGGTCAGCGCCTGGGTTTGTGTCAGCGTTTCCGCGACGATCCCCGGCTCTTGCTTAAATTTGATGGTGATCGTGGTGCGCCAGCCGGCGAAATTGACCGTAAAGGCACGGCCCAGAATCGACACCGCGGCGTAAGGGCTCTGGCTGGAATACTGGACACAGGTTGTACCGAACGCCGCGGCTTTCAGCCGGCTGGCAATGTCGGTGTTGTTGTCCGCATCGAGCACGGCGGTATTTTGCGTGGTGTGGGCGTAAATGCGGGAAACGTCATCGGATTGGATCAGGCCAGCAACGGCGAGCACTTCATCATCAGAAATCGTCTCAGCGATATACAGGCCATACCATTTCGACGACAGGTCGATAAATTTCGCGACGCATTCGGCGATGCTTTCCGCCGGCTGCCGGGCGATAATTTTCGCGCCGGTGCCTTCAAGAATACCCATCAACGCGGAAATATCTGTTCCCGTAGCGTTTGGCGTAGCAAAGCCAACTGCGGACGTCTCGCCTGTGGTTTTCGAGGTCACCACAAACCGCGCGTTGTTCGCATCCCAGACGACGTTCGCCGTGGTCAGCTTTTCCGCTACGCGCGCAGCGACGCCGTTCAGATTGTTTTCTGCCGACAGGTCAACTCCGGAGACCGTTTTTACCGTCCCATCGACGCTGATTTTCATTGCGCCATCGGTCACGGTTGTGAAATTGGTCATCGCCTGTTGCGCAGTATTCAGGATTGCACCGCGCAGCGCGGCGGCAGTGTCCACTTTCACCCAGCGGCCAACGTACAGATCGATCGGCTGCGGGCGCTGCCAGTAGTAAACCTGAGCGGCTAACGCCTCAGGCGCCTGGATGCCGAAGTCAGATTGCACGCCGGTAATGCCGGAATAAGCGCGCATCCGCTCACTGGCGTCTATCACCGGTGAAGCGCCGATAATCAGCAACGAACCAAAGTTTCGAGCCTGCGCCGCGCGCAAGGCCATATTAATCGAGACGCCGACGACGTTTCGAACAGGTAACCCCTGCTGTGCCATAAATTATTCTCCGAAGAATTTTACCGTTGCCTCTGCGATCGGCTTGATGCCGTACTCGCGGACAACCTTGCGGCGCAGGCGGACGGTAATGTCATACCGGCGCACCCACTGGTTGTTGATGAGTTCAGGGAAAGGAATGATGTCGCCGATGCTGCCGAGCGACAGACCGACGGCGATCAGCTGATCGTTGTTTTGTGACAGGGTTAAACCATCACGGAAAATTGACGCTATACGCTGGCTATGCGGCCCATAGAACGACGCCAGGCACTCGGTCACCTCGTGGCGCCACAGTTCCGCGCTGTCGTCGCTCTGCCGCGTAAACGCTGGATTATCATCACCGATAAAGCCGGAGATCCCCACGGCCGACCAATCCACATCAGGCGGCATCAATGGTGGCTGTGTGGGTGTCCAGCGCGGCCGCACGTTGCCCGGCGGCAGCCCTGTTATACCGAGCACCCAACGATTTAGCGCACGTTCGAGCGCCTCATCATAATCAGGGCCGGGCGAAATTGGCGTCAGGTAACCGGCCTGCGTGCTGGTGTTATTGCTCAACGGGGATCCCTCCATCGAACGGCAGCAGCTCACAATGCGCCTGAACGAATCCCGCACCGTAGGCCGTGTAAGGGTCGACGAAGGTCACACGGTAATCGCGGTTCTGATATGTCACGATGTCCGCGTCGCGCGCCGTCTGCCCGGCGGTGAGCCGCTCAGTGGTCACAATCAGGATTGCACCGGTGACCACCTGGCCCGCTATCATGCGCCGCGCTTCGAGCGACCGATCGACGGTAACCACTCCGGCAAACGGCATTTTTACCGGGGCGTTGGTGGCGAAGCCGTCATCGTCTACGGTCTGCAGGTTGCGGGTGACAATCAGGGAGGTGTCGCAAAACTCGGGATCGAAAAGCACGTCTGTAACGTCAAGAGTTGGCATTTTTGTCCCTCACGATGTAGGTCATCGCGCGCCGGTATTGTCCCTCATCGATCAGGGGGCGAGCGTTGGCGTTGTCCGGCGCGTTGCCGGCGGCCCGGCTCTGCAATTCTTTAGCCGCACCTTTGCGCCCGCGGCGCGCCCGGACTTTTAGCGTTGCTGGTGACAGCGGCGTAAAATCGGCGCTGGTCATGTAGCTTTTAACCGCCTGGCTGGCGATAGTGCCGGCCGATTCCAGCGCCACAGTAGCAGCGCCGGCGCGACCGTCAAACACCGCTTGCGCCGCGGCCTTCATTTTTGCGGTGCTCTCGGCATGCACCGATTTCACTCCGGGCTGAAGGTGCGGGCGCGGCGGGATGTTCTGCGCCGGCGATCCGTACTCGTTGATGTAGCCGATCTGTGCGTTGCCTATCCCGGGCTTTTCGCCATCCTCCGGCTGTCGTTCTGATGCCGATTCAGGGATCCCGACCAAGACGTCGCGGCGCGCGATTTCATTCAACGCAGAAAAAACGGCCTGCGACCGGTCGGCCCGCACCTTCAACCCGCTTTTCATAGCTGCCGCCCTCCCATGCCGAACATCTGGATCAGCTGCCAGAATTCGGCCCCATAGCGGGTGTTGTTCCAGAAGCCCGCGTCCGGGTTCATCGTGGCGCTGCTGTCATAGCTCACGCTGACTTTGTCGACCGATTTCGACGACACAACGCCGCTATTCGCCCCGCCACCACCACCGATCGCCGCCGCCCGGTTATCCGCCGCCTGGAGCGCCATGTAATGCGCGACAAAAAGCTCGGCTAGGTACGGGAATACCTCGCCGAAATTGTTTTCATCGAGCAGTTGGTCAGCCAGATTTAAGCGGAATTGAATTTGAGCGTTGGGAAAGGTGACGGCGTTGCCGAACTGCGGGAAATCTTCGCGGAATTTATCGACGGTCGGCAGATGGTTATTTTTTGCCACCTTTCGCGCCCTCAGTCAGCGCCGCCGCCAGCTGCTTCTGCAGGTCGGCGATCGTGTCATCGCATTTGCCGATAGTGGAGACGTGCTCGGCGATGATCTGATCGCGTTCGTCACGTTCCGTCGTCAGGTCGGCTACTTTGCTTTTTTCCTCCGCCAGCTGCTTCTGCAGGTCGGCGATCTGCGCCAGCACCTCCGCTGGCGCGCCTGCATTGTCACTTTTGCCGCCGTCGATAACTTCCGCATGCTCCAGGGTGAACCAGTTCTCGGCTACCTCTGGCGCCACCGAATGCAGGCCAGCGGAGAATTTTTCCACTTCATAATTCGGGTGCGTGAAAGTGAACGGCGTATGCACGCGGATTTTTACCAGTGATTGCTTCATGTGCTTTTCCTATAAGCCCCTTGCGGGGCTGTATTTAGATACCGTCGACGTATGCCAGGGTTTCGCGATATGGGGACTCCACCGCGCCCAGACGGCCGTAGTAGGTGGTCAGTTGGTACAGCCCGCGATACTGGATCGGGACGTTCTGCAGCGGAACCATTGGGAAACGCACGAACTTTTTGCTGTTGGTGTAGGCCACCATGCGATCCTTGCCGCCCGCACCGGCGCCTTTCAGCCATTTCACCGCACGAATATTCAGCGGGACGCCGTTCTGGTGGTAGGCGATGGTGTTGGTCTGCAGGTAGGTCAGCAGCGACTGATTGCCAGCGGACGAAACGATGATGCTCGACAGCAGCGCGAATTGCTCAGGCGGTAGCAACAGATCACGCGGAACGATCGTATAGCCGGAGTTGGCCCAGGCGGCCGACAGTGCGGAGTTGATCGACTGACGAATTTCGTCAGCTGTTGAGGCCGTCCAGACTTTCGGGGCGTTGGTGGTCAACACGCCGTTGTAGTTCACCAGGCCTTTTACGCCAATCAGCGAATCGCCGCGGTAAACCTGCTCGTCGGTGTCCATGTTCCACTTCAGCTGCATGCCTTCGAATTTCTGGGCATCAACCGGGCGGCCGACCTGCTGCGCGGCAGCCAGCTCAACAACAGTCCAGCCAAGTTCCATCCCCCACAGGGTCAGCGGGAAACCGGTTTTGTTGATGTCGAGATTAACGGTCGCGATCTCGGTAGAGTTCTTGCCGATCCAGTTTTTGCCGTTCGGGTTTGGCGTACCGGAGGCAGCAAGCTCGGTGTTGGTAAAGCTGGAAATGTCGTCAGCGATCGACACGTCCTCGCGCAGCTCAATATCACGGCTCCACGTATAGCCCACCAGCGGCATATTCAGTTCTTGGTCGAGCCGTTCCAGCTCGCCGATCAGGAATGCGCCGGTGCTGTCTACGGTCGCCTGGTCAAAGGTATGAAGTGACATAATCAGCGATTTCCTTAAATGTTGTATTCGATTTCGACGTTGCCAGCGGCATCACCGGGGCCGGTGAAAAATGCGGTCGGCAGGACGACAGTTTCATCAGCCACGGCTGCGGCCACTGGCGCGCCAATCGGGCTGGTAGCGCTCGGGTTGGCGATGCGGATATTCACCGGCGTATGCGGCGTGATGCCGGACGCGTCAACGCCGACATTCACGGTCATGTAGCCGCGGCGCAGGCGGTCGCCGGTGAGGTTTTTATCGGTGCCCACCTGGCGGACCAGATCAGGCGTCGAGGTGGTTGGGTACGGGCGAATGTAGAAGCCCAAGATCACGCCGACAGCGTCGCCGGCTTCCAGCGGCACGAAATAGCCGCCTACGTCTTTACCCGCCAGACCGTAAGCGCCGAACGCTTTGGCGTTGTTCAGCGCGACAGGCTCTGCAGTGAGGTGGTGAGGGCGTGAAACAGCCCCGGCGATGCCCGCAGGCATCCGGTACGTGTAAGCAGTCATCGGCTTTTACCTTATTTTTTCCAGTATTCGGCGAAGGCTTTGTTCAGCGCTGCCGGTGAGTTGCGGTTTTGATGGTCGAAGGTGCGCAGCTGGGCTGCGGGCTGGTTGGCACGCTTGGCGATTTCGCTGGCCGCGGTAAATGCGGCATCCAGCGACGCTTTCGGCATGGTTTTAAAATCGGGCTTGTCGCCGACCAATGGGACAAGGATCTGTGCGCCTTTTTGCGTGCGGAATGCAGCATCGAGCACTTCGCGTTTAAACGTCGCCAGCTTTCCACCCTCAGGCAGCTTGATCCCCGGAACCAGCAATTCAGCCCGGGCGATCACCGCCTGCTGATAGCCGGCGTCGGTGGTGGCCTTTTTCTTTTCCTCTTCGTCGTCATCGTCGCCGGGTTCGCCGTCGTTCGTGCCGCCGCCTTCCAATTTATCCAGGCGCGCGAGAATGGCTTGCGCCCAAGCAGGCACATCCTCCTCGCCGTCTTTGGTAATGCCCGGGCCGCCGCCCATCTCGGGATCCTTATCCGGGAGTGGGTATTGCGGGCTGATGTTGATGTTGATGGCCTTCGGCAAATCACCCCCGCCCTCGCCATCATCGGTGGTGAGTTCGGCCGGCGCATTACTCATGGCCTCTTCGATCGCCGCGTTGTCTTTGGTTTTCAGCGCGCGGCGCAGCGAATCAAACCACGTTTTTTTAGTTGCCATTGTTCTGCTATCTCCAATTGAACAGCGGATTCCCGCGCGGCCGGCAGGAACCAGCGCGACATGATTGCCGACAATGTCGTATTGCTCGGCTTTTCCCGGGGCCGTCTGCCGATATTCGGCGTCATACCCGCAGGAGATTTGATCCACGCCCTGATAAATCGCCTGGATGGCCTCGCTGCTTTTAACAACGAGATCTGCCAGCAACAAATCCGACTGTTCGCCGGTGCCGCGGCGGATATTGGTCGCGTGGCCGTGGGCGTTCTCCCGCCAGTTCGACGGGTTGACCATTTGCTCAGGGTGTAAAACGGTGAACGTCATCCCCTCGAATGAGGCGATCGTCTCTGGGCGGAAAACTTCTTCGGGGGAGCGATAAACGGAAATTTCGCCATCGCTGTCAGGCTCGATCTCGTCGAGTTCTGCGGCGTTGTAGACCTGCCAGCCAACCCGAGCGATCGGTACGGCTTCGCACAATAGGGAGCCGTCGGCTAACTCGTAACGGGTGTTACCGAGCCGGGTATTAAAGAAATATTTCATGGGTTATTTTTCCGGGATGACAACTTCGCAGTAACAGCGGCAGTTAGGCAGCGCGCCGGCGTGGCCGGTCATGCCGTCAAGCGTCGGCGGGTCACCCCAGCGGACGAATTTTCCTTCCATTTTGGCGTGAGAGTGTCTGACGTCGCCGTCGTGTGCTGTTCGCCAGATGTAACCCTCGGAGCCAATAGCGGTCGCCCGGGCTTGCGTCAGCGCCTGCGTGGCGCGGCCTATTTCCGTCCTGGCGATCAGCTTCGCGCGTGACCAGGCAACATCGCCGCTTCGGAAAATTTCAGCGGCAAAATCTTTGCTGCGCTCGCCTCTGATCATCGCCTCAATGGCGCGGGCGTGGATCCCGCTCACCCGGTCAGCAGCATGCAGCGGCAGCGATTTCATCAGCTTGATGTTCTCCTCAACGATATTTCGCGCCACCTGGCCTACTGATGTGCTATCCATCTGAAAACGCAGCCCCGCAGAAATTTCCTGCGAGATCTGGCGCCACTGCGTCGCCTCTCGGCGCGCGACGGCATCAAACATTTTCAGGGCAACGGATTCCGCCCAGGGGGCGATCAGTTCGGAGTAACGGGTCAGGCGGGTGTTGATGAGGATGACGGAATTATCGGAACCATCGTAAGAAGTCGAGACGATGTCCCCGACCACCTGCGCTATCTTTCGTAGCTGCGTTGCGTACTGGCGCTGTAGCCCCTTCGGCGTCTGGGTCGAGATCGTTGCCCTCGAACGCCGGCGGGTCGATGTCCTGCGCATTTTCGATGTCCTCGTCGGTGATGGTTGAACCCACGCCGGTGATCCGTGACGATTCCTTCAACTGCTGCGCGCCGGCTTTTAGCGTCATCAGCCCAGCGTCGACGGCTTTCGTCACCGCATCAACCGTGTTCACGGCCACGCCTGCGCGATCGGGTTCGCTCATCTGCCACAGCGGATTAAATTCGAAGGCGAAATCGTCCGGTAATGGCCGGCTGAACAGCGACATGTGCAGCACCTGCATGACTTTATGCAGCGGGCGGCGCAGCCGGCGCTCCTGCTGTGTGCTGACGTTGTCGTAGTAGTTGGAGAGGTCGGTTTCACCGGTCGAGAATCCGGCCGGTGACTGGCCGAATAGGCGCACCAGTGGAATTCCTACCGCGCCGGCGACCTGCTGGCCGAACTGCGCTAGAACGTCGGACAGCCCTGCGAACGTGTAGCTGTGGGTCGCGAATTCGTCCTCCGCATCCATGACCGTCATCCCTTCGATACTTTGGTACTGACGGATCATGTCCATGTGGGCCATCAGCCCTTTGTAAGCAGCGGTGTTCTGCCCCATGCCCAGCACTGAACGCAGACCTTTTATCGAATAGGTTCGCAGGTGCGCTTTATAGACCAGCTGCGCGGCGCCGGTGGTGGCGCTATCGAATGCCATCAGACGATCGAAGATACGCTCAACCACCGATTGCCCCCAATCGTTCTCGGTGAGCATCTGCTGGTAAGGCAGCGTGACGCCGTCGAAACGAATGATGCGGCTGTAGTGGATTTTCCACGGGGGGATCCCGGTGGCCGTTGTCACTACCTGATAAAATTTTGGTGTGCCGAAATCCGGCCCCATGTCGGTAACGCGGTCTTGCGTGGTCGGGGTAACCATCCAGCGATCGAGGACCATCACGCCGCGGAACGCGCCCGGGCCGACCGTTTCCATGCGCATCGGCGAGCTCATGTCCTGCCCGTCAATCATGATGACGCCGATCGCGCCGCCATAGAGTCGGCCCCACTTAATCGTATCGTTCAGGCGATCCCAGAGCGCCAATTCCTCCCAGGCGTTATCCAGCTTGGATTTTTCTTCAGGCTTCAAACCGCCGGTGATCGTGATGCCCTTGCGGGTCATGTCATCAGCGACGGCATCCACGGCCACGCCCACCAGCCAGGAGCTGCGATAGGCGTTCTCGATCTGCAGGCGGTTGCGGCTGGTCCAGTTCGGCTGATAGGTGCCGTCGCTGCTCATATTGGGCGTGCGAAGCCCCAGGCGCGCCGTGAAGTTCTGGTAACTGTCCCGGAACCACGCGCGCACCCCGTCTTTTTTTTGGCTCATGCGTCTTGTCTACCCAATTGCGCCCAGGTGCCGAGGCCGTCGGAGCTGGTGATATAACCGTCCAGCGAGTAGCGCACCGCATCCCAGCAGTGGTTGTGTTTGTCGAGGACGATCGGTAACACCTCACCCGTGAGGCGGTCTGTTTTGTAGGAATAAAGCCGGGCCTCGTCGATCATGTGCTTGCAGCGCTCATGGATGACGATTTCTTCGAAGCCGCGGAGGTAGGTGATCCCGTCCTCAACGCTGCCGGCCCATTTCGTGGCGCCGTCGATGTTGAAGCCTTGCCGCGCCATGTAGCTGATCGTTTCGGGGCGGCTGCAATCGCCATGAATCGGCCACTTGCGAGCCTCGGGGATCGAATCGTAAAACTGCGGCATTTCGTCCAGCTCAACGCCGACGCCGTAGGCTTCGTATTCGATGTAGAGTTTTCGCCCGATGATGAAGCAGCGGATCAGCGTTGAAGGGTCTTGCGAGAAGCCGAAGTCGGCGCCATAAAAAAGCCGGTCGGCCTGCAGATAGAGATCGTCAGGAAATGCCTCGACGCGATATTTTCCTGAGAAAATAACCGCCTCGCTGAGCGCCTTCGGCAGCCCTAACCAGATGTGCTCATAGGCTTCATAGTCGACGCGCTTGCAATACTCCATTTCCTGCCGCAGCACGTCCGGGAAAAACGCGTTATCGGGATAATTGACCTGGCGAATAATGACGCCGCCGTCCGGTGGATCGACTTCGTGGCGCTTCATCAGGGTGTAGGTCGGGTCGGTGGCTTCCCGCGGGTTGTACGAAACCCAGACCTCGGAATTATTGGCGCGCACCGTCGGGCCGAGGGTGTCCCAGCTATCCTGGGAAACGGTCTGCGCTTCCTCCACCCAACAAATTTTGATGCCAAACATCGATTTGATGGATTGCAGGTTGGTGCGCAGCCCTTTGAACGTGAAGCGGGTGCCGTTGCGCCCGGTGATCTCGTTATTTTTTACGGTGTAGAAATGGTTGAGGCCCAGGGCATAAATTTCGGCCTCAAGCAGCGCCAGCACAGAATCGCTGATTGAGTTCTGGAATTCGCGGGCGCAGAGAATGATCATCGGATCGATAGCGCCAAGGATAACCAGCGCGCGCGCAATCTCTACCGATTTACCACCGCCGCGGCCACCGTAGGTCCAGCGCCAGCGCACGGAACCGATCGGGGCGTCGTAAAGGACGTCTGTCGCCCAGTCACTGCTGAATGCGTACAGAACGCCGTCAATTATGACTGGGCCGTCGGCTTTCCCTCGCGCAGCTTTTCCATGTGAGTAGCCCACACGTCCGCCGGGCAGTTCGCCGGGGTCACGATGCAGACCTTGCCGTAGCTCAGGCCGGCCAGATCGACATTCACCTCGGTTTTATTCGTGCTCATGTCGATGCCGGTCAGCTGCGCGGCATTCTTCACGTTCGGCGCGACCTGACCAAATTTTTTATTCTGCAGTGCCAACTGCGCAGATTTATACGACAGCTCTGCCAGGTGGCCAGCGTTGAAGGAAACCAACAGCGCAGCGTTATTGCGCAGCTCCTGCACGCGGGCTTTTACGTCCGGCCGGCTCATCAGGATTGAGGCTTGCGATTCGGCATTCGTCGGCGCGTAGCCTGCGCAAATCGCGGCCTCTTTCTGCGGCATGCCCTGCGCAATGTTCTGCGCAAATTGTTCATGCTGTGGTTTTAAAAGGCTTGGGCTTTCTTTGGCGCCCCCTTCCTCTTCGCCACCGACTTCCTGCGGCGCCTGTTTAGGTTCTGCGAGGCTTTGACCGTTTTGCGCACTCTGCGCACTGCGCACTATTTTCTGCGCACTTTGCGCATCATTCTGCGCAGGCAGTTTGATATAGCGTCGCGCGCTGGTGTAGTTAAGTCCCTTTGCCTCGCACCATGCCTTGGGGGATATCTTCGTCTTGGCGTGCTCGCTGAGGAACTGATTCTGCAATGCCCCCCAATCCGGTTTTGCCATGATTCCTCCAAAATAAAAAAAGTCACCAGCCTCTACCCCACAGCGAGCCGGGTAGATTCGGTGACTTTGCTTTGCGCATTACACAACACCCGGATGGGCGCTCTGTGATGGGCAATAAAAAAACCCGCTATAGCGGGTTCAGTAATTGAGGAGCGTTGGCGTATTAAGGTTTACTGGCATACATTGTCTTTATTTCATCAACCACTTTATCAATCGCCAGAATTGTTCTGGTCACATCTTTGTTGGCGTGGTCGACAAACCGATAAACTTCATTACCAGCCATTACTTTTTTTGCTCTAATAGCAATTTCGTCAACATCATAACCAAGTTCAATCGCTGCGCCGAGAACCGCATGAACTGCTTGCTCCCATACTTGCTCTTGTGACATTTTCCTTCTCCTTAATCGAACGAAGGATAACAATACCACGGGTATTAATAGAATACCCCTGCGACCCGCAAGGTATGCAACTCATCGCACATTCATCATGTCGAGGTGACGTATCGCCAGCAGTTGGTTATTCGCTTTGTCGAGCGCCGCCAGCAGCGGATCAATCCATAGCACCACCTGGCAGTATGTCAGGGTGCCGGAGGCAGTGGCGCCAGCACCGGTTGCGTCAGCGACGATGGTATCGGCTGACATTGCGTGGGAACGTAGACGGTGCGTGTAGTTGAGCAACCCACCAGCAATAGCAGCGGGAACAGCCAGATCGCACGTCGGTTGATTCTTGAGGATCGTCCGGTATTCAATTTCTTTCCCCTGGGTGGCTGCGTCGGTGTTGATGCCGTACTTAGTCGCCGCGGTGCTGATTTCGTTGGCGCGCTGGAAATGAAACGCCTGTCTGGCGATTGTATTCGCCTGCAGGTCGTTATCGCTCTGAAGCTGCTTAACCTGCTCACCGGCCTTTACTGCGCTGCTGTGGAAGTGAAACGCCAACCTGCCGGCAACAATCAGCGCCACTAGCAGCAGTCCGATCGCCATCGTGCGGAAGCTGAATGAGGTGTTCATGACAAAAACATCTCGCGCTCTGCCGCGCGACGCATCACCAGCCCTGGCATAACTTCACCTGCCGCCTTGCGCCATTTAGGGAATTCATCCGCTGCGCCTTGCACATCCCCAGCGTTGAATTTCTTCACCAGCGTTGATTGCGCGAAGTTCGGGCCGCCGATATTGAACGCCAGCGAGACCATAGCGTCAAACTGGTTCTGCGTCATCAGCCGCTTAATCGCGCTGTTGACCGTCAGCTCAAACACCGCCAAATCCTCGGAGAAAAATGATTCAGCCTGCTCCTGGGTGATGCGGTCGCCCTGCATCACGCCCTTGGTGTGGCCCCAACCAATCGTCCAGGGTTTGCCGCTGGTGCCGGGGTCTGGGTATGCCTTCAGGCGAAGCTGCTCAAAGCCCTTGATAAACTGACGACCAGTCTTACTTGTTTGCATCTTGATTGCCCCCACCGAAGCGATTACCCACGTAACCAGACAAGAACGAGCTGAGTTTCTTCACGCCGACAAAGCCGATGAATCCACCGATGCCTACCGTTAAGGCTTTCGGCACGTCGAAGTAATCCAGGGCTGAGTAAGTGGTCAGCGCCAAGGCGCCACACATCAAGCCTTCGAATATGGTCTCTTTCCAACTGCTGCCTGAGTAGGCCATCCGCAAAACGGCCATAACAACGGCCATGATGACGCCACCAATCGGCACGTCACCGCGCCACCAGGCCGCAAGAATGTCGCTGAGCTCTGCCCAGTTGTGAGGGTTAGTTGGCATCTTCATGACTCCACCTCCCGGTTATCGGGCTGTGCTGTAGTAAAACGAAAAAAAAGCCGAGCATTAGCTCAGCTTTTGAATTATTTGCCTGTTAATTCCCAATCCTACATTTCGATGTTAACTTGAGGTTTCCACACCAGAAAGGGCATCAAAATGAACGAAGAATTAGCAAACAAGATGTTTGAGCAGATCAATCAACTTCAGGAAGCCGCAAAAATTACTGCCGTAAGAACAGACCTACTGACTCACTTGCTGGGTTACGCTGTGATCATATCCCAGGCTGATCCAGAAACTCTTATTGAGCAACTCCAATTAATAGAGCCCACGTCAGAAATGCCGGGTCTAAGGGAAATGCTAAAAAATGAAAAACAACATATCGCTACTGAGTTAAGAAAAGTGATCGCAGTGAGGGACAAAGTTGTTCGCAGTCTAACCGACCAACCTTGAAGCACTCCAATACCGAAGCCTCCTTGCGGGGCTTATTCGCTTTCATTTTTCTCTTTTCTTTTTTCTTATCTGACATATAAACCCCCAGTTCTATGGAAGATAATGTGGTTCAGCCACCAGCCGTAAACGCTGCCGGTAATAGGGTGTGCCGTGTGTGTCGTCCGTTGGCTGGGGCTGAAATGCAAAAGCCCCGCACGATGGCGAGGCTTGAATGTTGTGTGGTGGCGGGACTCGAACCCGCACTCAGGATCAGCATTAGCATCATGCCTGCCCTGCCGGATAAACCGGTTGATGCCTTACTCTACCCATCTAACCCGCGAGCGAGAATTGAGTTACACCACACAGGTAAGAGCACTGCTTAATTCAACAACTATCCGGCAAATTAGGTTTCTCAGGCCCACCTGATAGCTGCACACACTCCCGCGCTGACTATGACCCAGCGCTTGCAGTGCTCTTGCTTGTTGTGATCAAAAGAGCTTGGCGATTTCCAGAAGTTTCATTTTTCAGTTAGAGGCAATAAGACGCGCCCCTCGCTTGACATCCAGGTAGCTTCTTTCAAAGTGAAATACTTCCAACACGCCGAACCAGTTTTTTTTAATTGCCGCCTTCCGCAATGCCCGATCATCACTCCACTGGCGCTTAAGTGTTCGAATTTGCCACCAGCGTTTTAAAGTGATAACCAATATTAATCTCGATATAGTTGGAAGGTGAATGGAGTGACAGCAAAGTATGCGCTGTTTAGGAGGTAGCGTCTGAACAAAAAATGCAACCTGCATTACGGCATCAACGTTGGAGCGGTCAGCGGGAATCGAACCCGCGTCATCAGCTTGGAAGGCTGAGGTAATAGCCATTATACGATGACCGCATTGGTCCGCCATCGAGGTCTCGAACCCCGGCTCTTACTTCCTGTCACGAAGCAATGCTCTTGCCACGTTGAGCTAATGGCGGTTTGGTGGCCCTTGCTGGGCTTGAACCAGCGACCGAGCGATTATGAGTCGCGCGCTCTAACCAACTGAGCTAAAGGGCCGAGGCGAGGATAAATGTTGTGTGGTGGCCGGCGCTTATCTTCGGCTTGTCTCGGTGGACTGCAATTCACCACAACCGGAGAGTACCGTACATCACCGATAACTACCAGCAAAGCTCACCGGTACCCTTTCCGTTGTGCTGCTACCAGCGACGCTTCTCTGACTCGAATTTCTCGCTTAACGCGATACCGTCAGGCAACAGGGCCCAGGCGACGTAGAAGTCATGCGGTGACATTTCTTCCATCAGCCAAGTGTGAATACCAATGTGGTAAACCTCACCATCCTCTTCGAATGCCCGGATATGCCCTTCGTGCCACCCATCACAGGGATTGAGCACCAGCATGCCGTCGAGGTCAGCGGTCGGTAATTCGCTCGCCGGTCGGAAAACGAGGCTTTCGGTTACGTGCTTTGACATTTCTGGGCTCCAGAACGACAAAAACCCGCTGCGTGCGGGTCCAGGTAATCATTCGTAGTCTTCAGGCGAGATATGCCACCATTTAGAGAACTTACGCCAACTTTATGCAAAATGCAATACCCTGCTTAAAAAATGTCGGCATCCGTGCCAAACGTGCTTCACTTTGTTATTTTGTTGAATACAGACGCAGCCACACCTTCTTCAATGTCGCATTTCGCTACCAGCGCCTCATAGAAGGGCTTCCAGTTGCGCGACCATGATGATTGTGTCAGTTCGGGGAGCAGCGCTGTAATCGCCTTATAAGCCACAGATGAAGGCATGCGGCTAAAGCCTTTTCCGCCACAGCGTTCGCAGTCCTTGATGACCGGTGCGCCGCTGGCTTTGGTTGCCACCCGGTCGAGCGCCTTACCCGTCCCCTTGCAGTTCCGGCAGCGTTTATGGATTTTTCCCTTACCGTTGCAGGTCTGGCATAACTCGCGCACCACCTGGCGCTTCGTTGTCGGCGGTATTTTCTCTTCGCCATCCATACCGACATAACCCGGGTAGGTCACGACATCACGCTCAACCTCCACCAGCCCCTCGCCGTGACAATCGTGACAGGTCACGCTGGCGCCGGCGGAGTGCGAGTATTCCTCGTAGGCCAGTGCGGCCAGAATTTGCATGCAACGAGCCATGCGCCGGCCGGCGACTTTCCCGACGTGCTTAGGGGCCTTGCGCATCGCGTACTGCGTCAACTCTGCAATTGCCCTTTCCCGGTCTTCGTTGCTGATCCCCGTTTTACCCAGGAACGCCGCCATGCCAAAACGGGCTTTCGATTCCGCCAATCCCAACGCCGCCATAACATCGGTGCCGGTGATGCGGTCTGCTGATGTGCACGTGGGTGAATCGGTAATTGCCAAACCCTGCGGGCTGAAGTGCTTTAACGCCGCTTCCAGTCTCATTTTTTCCACCTTTCACGCAATGAAATCAACGCACCAATTATTGCATAAATTGCAACATAACTCACTTCATTGCATTTTACGAAACGACACAACAACCAGCACTAAGCCACTTCATGCATACCGATCAGATTCAAATACACGCCATCGCTGTCTGCATTCATATCCTGATAGCGCGGATATGTCAGATACCACTTCAGCACATCAAGCGCCTCAATCCGGGTAAGCGGCCTGATAGTTTCCAGCAGGTGATCAAGGTATTGCTCCCGATCCCACAGATGGCCATTCTCATTGGGGTATTCATTTGGATACAATTCCCTGAACGCGCCATTGCGCATGGATGACAACCAATCCCAATATTGGATTTCCCTTACCACATCGCTCAGCGTGTAAGGCTCAGGCAACACATCAGTGAAGGCAAATTCTCCTGGCCCTTCTGCCATGTAATCGCAATAAATTTCCTGGTACACCCCATAGACTTCTTCGATGAGGCGCTCGGCTTCTACAGGTTTGAATACAGCCTCCAGGCTGCCAAACACACCACGCACGGCACCCGCTTTTTCGTACTGGGCCTTCGCCTGGTCAATGTAATGCTGCGGATTGTCCATCCACATGGTTGAAAACACCGAAGTCCAACCGGCCCCTTGTGCCTGCAGGTGGCGCGTGTAGTTCTCCTGCGCCTGCTTCGGCGTAATGGTCAGCTTTTTCAAGGCGTCTTCCGCTGCGGCAATGTGTGCAGGCTCACCGGTCTTGATGACTTCCAGCACCCACAAATAGGCATCGGTCTGTTTATCGCCCGTAATTGTGCGCTGAGGCGGTAACGGCTTGGGCACCGCCACAGCCGTGATGTATTTCTTCTCTGGAATGGTGAAGAGCACCCGGTGTTCAGGATTATCACGGAACAGCCCCGACCGGCGGCAGGTGGTCTTTACCGTGTTAAGGTTCACGCTGGTAAGACGTGAGATGGTTTTATATCCCTTGCCTTCTCGCTTAAGGCGCAGGATTTCGGCTTTCTGCTCTTTCATGCGTTGCACACCCTATGTTCAGCTTGTCAGGGGGCGGCCAGATGACCGCCCTTCTCGTTATTGACTCTGGCGCTTGCCGCCACTGCGTACCGTGCGGGCGCTGATAACCGAGTCCGCCAGTACCTGATACCCAGTGTTCGTCTGTCCATCGCCACCGGTCCATTGACTGATATTCAGGATTCCCGAGACACTGATAAGGTCGCCTTTGGTGTGTTTCGCCAGGAAATCCGCCTGTTTGCCAAAAGCCGTTACCGCCAGCCAGAATGTCGCTTGTCCCTCTTCGGCACCGTGACACGGCAGTGGTACGGCCATTCTGCCCAATGCCATCGAGTGCCCGTTGCTGGTGGTTTTGGTTTGCACATCGGCCACCAGCCGGCCGTGTGCTGCGATATGTGCCGTCATTACATGTCCTCCTCGGTGTCGTCAGGCATCATCAGCACAACAAAGCGCGGCTGTTTGCCATCAATCCTCAACGTCTTTTTGGTCATCCCTTTGGCCGGTTTATCCAGCATGCCGGCATCTGCCAGCGCCTGCGCAAACGCGACAGGATTGGCACCGGCGGCAATCTCATCGCGGAACACCGACGGGTAGGTATGAAATATCAGCGTCTCAAGCCCTGGGCGTTCTTCCCGATACCCGGCCAAATCCCGGATTGGCAAATCGCGTGGGTCAGTATGCGGATGCGGCAGATAGCGGCTGTAACCGAAGCGTTGCAAAAAGGCTTCCGCCTGCTCAACCCAGGCCTTGGCCTCACGATTCCCCATGCCGAACTCATTAACCCAGGCGTTAAAGCTGTGCTGCAGCGCGTCGCGGCTTTCCTGTTCACTCCAACCCGTGAGCGTTTTCGACAGGATCAGCGCCCCCTCCAATACGGCAAAACGTGACGCCACTCGCCGAACCTGTTCGCTCGCTTCTTCTGGCAATAATCCCAACCACCGGCGTTCGGCAGCACGAACCGCATCAATAGCCGCCTTCTTCTGGCCGGCAAGCTGGTTTATCCACTCACGTCCCACAACGCCATAGTTCTGTTTGCAGGCGTCACGCATTGCATCAGCATGTGTTTTGCCGTCGGCATAGCCGTGGTATTGCGTCGCCTTGGTGATTGGCACATTGAGTAGCCGCACCAGTTGCCCGGCGTTGATTTTCCCACCGTCGGCACGAATGTAGCTTTCGAGGTCAATCTCGCCGGTGCTGAACGCCATTGCGCGCCAGCGCTTGATATCCCGGTTGCCGCCCTCCTTGGCGCCCTGAATTTTGCCCACGCCGTTGAAGAGCGCATAGGCTGCCTCCGCTACCACCCTGCGGTTGCTGCCCTGGCCGATTTCATCCAGCGGCATAAATCCGTCGTTGTGCGCCGCCGCTTCGTTCACCAAGCCTAGCGCCGTTGAGTACCAGGTTAATTTCAACGCATCGGGCTCACCGTAGACGGTACTGGCAGCGTTGCCGGTGGTGGTTTTCCCCGCCGACGAACCGCCGAACAGGTGCACCCCGAAACCGTCCGCGCCGGCGATGCCAATCAGCGGCGCAGCCAATGCGCAAGCAATACCCAGCATCATCGATGGGTTGCCCTTCGCCAGTTTGGCAACACTATTACGCCAGCTATCAACCGTTCCCTTGACGGTATATCCCCGCGCAGCAGCAGAGCGTCCATTGAACAGCACCGGCTTTTCTGGTGTGCCCAACACTTCCCCGTCGGGCATGATGTAAGCGCCACTCTGCCAGCCGCTGGCGCTGGCAATCGCCCACATATCACGTCTGCCACTGCGCTGCAGGTGATCGGCAAGAATGGCTCGCAGACCGCTTTTCGAGGTGATCAGCATGCCGCCGGCCTTGAGTTTGGCCCAGCCGTCACGCTCCCCGATATCGCGTAAGGGAACCGCTTCGGTGCGCCGTTCATTACTGCCCTCCGGCATCCAGGCGAGAATGAGGTAACGCTCCGAATCATCCTCGCCCACGCCCACCACCTCGACAAACGACGAGAGCCACACCTCTTTTTCGACAACCTCCCCGCTGTCCTTGTCCAGCTTGGGCTCCACCCAGTACAGACCGCCACGGCGCCCGTCGATATAAGGCTTTAGATCGTCTTTCGTTGGACGGCTGTCCGCAGCGGTGATCTGAATACCTGCCGGCTGATACAAGCCATTGACGAAATCCTGTCGGGAAATATCAACTCCATGCAACTGCCGGTGGTCATCCCAATCGGCTTTCACCTCCCCCGGCGGGAGCGTGAGCCAACCATCAACGGCTTTTGCCGCCTTTTCTGCCGCCAGTTTGCCGGTGTTAACGCGTGGTTTACTTTGTTCATCAACTTCACCCGGCGCATGCCAGTCATTGTCACCGGCGATAATGATCCGCGCTGCCGGGTATGCTTCACGAAACGCTTGCGCCACGGGAAGGAGGTTCCCGGCATCAATAGCGGCCACATGCAACACATCAGGCATCAGTAACGCCGCTGTAACGCTGGTGGCGTTACCTTCGGCGATCACAACCGTTTCAATCGCATCGGGTAGTGGCCATGGCGCAATAAACGCGCCTTTCTTTTTGGTGCCGGCCAGCAGACGCTTTTCGCCTGTCGGTTTGATGATCTGCGCGCCGGTAACCGCCCCCGAAATCGACCGCAACACCAGCACCATCGAGCCATCGTCCAGCAGGGCTTCGAAGGGGCTTGGAAGCCCCTTGTTGGCAAGGTAAAGCGCATCACCCGGATGGGTTTTCAACAGCAATTCAGCGACACGGTCTGCGATCGACTTCTCGTCCCTGTCCTCACGGGCAGGTTTGACGGGCGGCGGCGTGACGATTGCCGGTATTTGCGTTGAACGGTCACCGATACCCAGTACCCCGGCCACCATTTCGGCGGCTTCAGTGATGCCGATACGATGCGTACGCGCTACCAGGTCAAGACCATCGCCATGATTCGGCGCATCACACTGACGGCAATGCCACTCGCCGCCGTCGTGATCGTCGATAAAGTGAAATCGGTCAGTACCGCCACAGACAGGGCACGGCCCATGCCCATCACGGGCGGGAACATCAACGCCACACTGCGGCAAAAGCTGGGACCACCCCCCCGTTGACTGGCGTTTTAGCTCTCGGATCAGTTCGATGTTACGCATCAGTGCATCACCTCTTCAGGAAGCGGGCCGTTGTCAATCAGCTCGATGGCCTCGAAAAATACCAGTTTCAGCTTTTCTGTCGCTTCGATGCCCAATGGCGTCAACCACTGAGAAGAGCCTGGCGGAGCCACCATTTGTGCATACATCCTTAGCGCCATCTGGGTGCCTTCCTCTTCGCCCAGATGCTCAATCATGGCCCCTTCCATATGGCTGGCTACGGCGAAACGCATGGCGCGGGGATGCATCGGCAAAATATTCAGATTCCCATTAACTTCATGAGTGAAGGATGCCGCACCGGTTAACTCAGTTTGGTAATTCCGCCAGCAATCGACAAAACGCCAGCGCCAGAACAGCAGCATATCGTCTGCCGATGGCTCCCCCATCTGACCACCCCAAAATGCCATTAACTCGGCGTCTAACAGACTAATGCTCACTTCCTGCTCATTAATCCATTTGGGAATATCTTTCGCCAATATTGTCGCGATAAACGCTCTGCCATGTTGTGAATGAACGGTAATATCCACCAGTCCCTCCTCCGACATGCCTGGCGTTAAAATAAATTCACCCGAGCGAATAATTTCAGGAATAGTTTTCGCTGCCATTAGTACATCTCCAGACCGAGGGTATTGTCCTGCGGGTTCTTTAACGCCATCTCTACCGCATTGCTCATTAGCGATGCCATAAACTCGATGCCTTCCGGCGATAATTTGCTGTTGTCTTTATTCAGCATGCCGGCATAGGTCGATTCCAACAGTTTGAGGCTGTTCGCCTGGCCGTATTTTTTGAAACACTCCACCTCAAAACAGTCTGTCAGGCAGCGGTGCACGGCCTCTGCTCTCAGTTCGCCAAGGATGACCTGCTGGCGATTTACTGTTACAGAGAACACCGGGTGTCCGCCGCTGCGGCGCTTGCAATAATCCACAAACGCCTCGGCAATGTGCTTGCGATTTAATTCAATTGAGCGATTCATATTCCATCCTTACCGAATTCCGGCCGAGTGAAGCCCCCGACCGGCGTCGGTATTAAATTTGTAGATAGCGATTAATTAATGCTGGACGTTAGCGTTTCTTTTTCTGCTCACTCTCACCAATATTAAAGTTTGCGGTTTCCGCATTCGTTTTCAGTGCGGCGGCAATTCCCGGCAGATGCATTAACATTTCGCCCAAACTACGCAAATCCTCTCGCGCATTTGATTCCGAATAATTTTCACTGTCACACGCCCAGAAAGCCAAATTACCGATTGCGCCCAGCCCGGAAATGATGCCCTCATAGGCCGCGTCAGAGTGCTGGCGGATGTAGAACAGCGCATCGGTATCTTCTTCCTGCATGGTCGCCTGGGTTAATACCTGCTCAATATGGCTCATGCCTCACCTCCGAAGATTTTGCGCAGATCGACGCCGTACACATCCAACCACGCGCCCGCCGGCCAGGACTTGACACTGCCATAACGAGGGTCGGGCGCATCCACTGCCGTTACGCCTCGCTCTTTGCACCATTTGCGAAGGAGCGAAAACTTAAATTCACCGCCGGTTTTCTTCTCTACCTTGGTGATCGTCGCATGTTTCACGCTTTCTCCCAGGCGTTCCTCAAGGTCTCGGCATTTGCGTGTGGCCGCGCTGAGTTTGCCAAGGGCTGATGCTTCGCGTTTGCGGCTGATTTGCGATTTGGTGCGTTCAGCATGGTCTGCACGCTCTTTTTCTGCCAGCCGACCTTTTTCGGACTCAATGGCCAGCTGCAGGATCTCCAACTTCGACAAGTCGGCCGGTGCGGGCAGTGCCTCACGACGAGTGAAGTAGAATTCAGCCAGGTCGTTGAAGTAGTCCCAGGCTTGATCGGTGACCAACATTTTCGAATGGTTAGCCGCACCTCGCTCTGTCCAGAGGAGCAGGCTGCGAGCATTCTTACCAACTAACCCGATAACTTCGGGTCTGTTCTTCAAGCCGCGAAGTTCACTTCCTTCCACTGTAAAAAAGTGCTTACCTTCAACAAACCGCTGGCGGTTGTTCTGGAAATTATCCTGAATGTTTTTGACGCTGGCGCCATAACCAGCTGCCATCTGCTCGGTGGTCACCACGCGCTGACCGCGATACTCGATGATCTGCAAGTCTTTAGCCTCGACGGCCATCAATTCGGTTTTCTTAGCCATTGCACACCCCCTGTTCATTTTTCACCGTTGGTTGCTCACCGAGATCCAGCGCGTTAGCTGCCCGTTGAGTGAAATCCTCGGCAACATCCACCAGCGACATAACGTATTTCTGCATATGCTTGTCCTGTGCGTTGATAATGAGCTGCGCACAGCTCAGCAGATCCAGCGACCGCTGCAGGTGCAGCAGCACATCCTCATTCACCTGATAGGTGTAGGTCTTATTCATCGTCTGCCTCCACACAGCGCCGGGCCGTCATTTCGATGATGTCCAAAAGCTCAAAGCACAGGCTCTTTTCCTTATCGTTCGCGGAAAGGTAACCGGCAGCAGCGGCCAAAGCCTGTATTTTGGCGAGCGCATCCAACGTATCGAGCGAACCAACGTTACGCATTTTTCTTCTCCCGGCGACGCTGCTCTTCCTGCAACCAAATGGCAGGCCCGTTGACCAAATCAATCGCCAGCGTGACTAGCGTGTTTATGTCCGTAATATCGAGCTCGTCAGCGCCGATATTCATCGCTACCAGCAACGCGTTTAGCTGATCTGCCTCTCGGCTAATCTCTGGCAATGAGGTTTCATGCAACATTGGCCACCTCCAAATCAGGGCGTTCCGGTGAAACGTGCCACCCGGCGCGCTGAGTCAGTTCGATAAAAGTCTCGACCGAACAGCAGAAATGATGCTCGGGGATCGGCAAGTTCGATGTGATGACGCCGTTCTCCACGTACAACATCACGCGGCCGGTAGTACCAGGGTAAATGCCAAGCAAGGTCAGGATTTCAGGGGGGATGTTATGCATGGGACACCTCCGGCGCGACTTGGCGCTGTTCGTAAACCCACATAAAGCCGTCGTCCGTAGAGAAGATTTGCAGGCGACAAGGTGCTGTAGTGCGGATTTGAGCGGCAAAGGTCAACGTCCAGCGGGGGAATTTGGCTCGAGCATCACTCTCGGTGTCGGCCTCAGCGCGAAGCACTGTCGGCGTAGAGTTGGGAAATTCGTCAGGGGTTCCTAGGAACAGGTATACGAATTTAGGGCGAGTTGGGCTATCATGTAAGCATGCCATAGTGTTACTCCTGATAACGGTGTGGTTAGAAGCTCTGGTTGGACTGCAATCCACCGGAGCTTTGCTGTTCTTAGGTGCCGCAACACCAAAGTGGAATCCAGTATAGACGCCAAATGGATTCCACTTCAACCTTTTTATTGCCCCATTATTCCTATATACTGGATTCCACTTGAAGCAAAGGAGTTTGGCAGTGCAAAGAGACCATGTGAATAACAAATCACAAAAAGTACAGGCCCGCGCCCCACATGAAGTAGTAGAAGCTATGGAGTCTGTAAAAGAAGAGGGTGAAACAACAGGGCAATTTATCGTCACGGCAATGCGAGGCGAGATCAAACGCCGACAGCGCAGGAAAGCCAAGGAATCACCAGAAGGCTGACCTACGAAACTTTCGTAGTGCCGATCCTGCGGTTCTGCAATATACTGATAGAGCTTCTGATTGAGAAAGTAGTCGTCCCAAAGGGCAGCATTTGCGGTGCTGCCTTTTTCTTTCCAAGTGCCGGTCATCATTTACACACCTCACCATCAGAGAACTCAAGCCCCAGCGTGAAAAAGATGAATTGCTTTGCGGCCCGATCCGCATTCTCGATCGCTTTCTTCTCTTTTTTTCGGCGGTGCATTTTCATGCTGCCCTTGGTACCGTTCTCCCGCTTTGAATATTCCTCCGCCTTAACGAGAAAATCGGTGATTTGTTTTACCGACAAATCCTTCAATGAGGCGAAGCTGAGGTTTTCCAAATCTAATGCCTGTGGCTTGGTTTCTTGCTCAGCAAGGTCCAGCAACCAAATGCGTAACTCTTTGGCGATCTTGGTACGTGAAAGCATGCCGATCAGGTGAGCGCCGCGAAGAGAGAACAAACGAACTTCTATCGTCAACTCACCGTAACTCATTGATTTATCCGAGACCGTCACTTTGGTCGTCATGCTTTCAGTAAACTCTTCCTTGTGGCGCTGGAAAATCTTGTTCACCTGCTTCACATCCGCATATCCGAGCAGCTTGGCCAGTTGCTCGGCCGTGAACCATATTTTCCCGTCGCCATTATCGAACGGAATTACCACCTGGTCGTGGAACTTCAGCTCGATGATATTGGCGCCGGCAGTGAATTCAGGGTGAGTTGGGGCCCGACTGAGAATGGCCGTATCTTTCAGTTTCATTGGTTATTCCTCGTTAAAGCTTTTGATTGCCGCAAGTGAATAATGGAGACGATTCACCGCAACAGCACGCAACAAATGCACACCCGGTATTCTTTATCAGGCGACCTCCTTGCGGGACTCAGCAATACGTTGATTAACCCAGTCGTCAATCTCGCTTTCAACGAAGGCAATGGCACGAGTGCCAATTTTTACAGATGCAGGGAATTTACCCTGAGACATGAGACGATAGATCCAAGCCTTACTGTAACCTGTACGGCGCTGGACATCAGGTAATCGGATAAGATTATGTGACATGTACCCCCCTGTTTATGGTTATCGTCATTGGTAGACGCTGGTAGAACAAGGAGGATTAAAATTTAATTAAAAAGTCATGTCACTGCATGCAAAATGCAAAGTTCTGCATGCAAAGCTAAGTTTCTTATTTGATTGATTTATTTGCTTTAGAAAATAGACCATTTACAACCCGCTCACCAAGATTTGGAAGTTTTTTCTCAGCAATAGCAACAGCGAGATCCCCCTGTGTCCATTTTTTAGCCTTTGAGGTAACTACATTAAGGACGCCACCAAGTAATTTTAATAACTGCTGGCTGGAGATACCATCATCTTTGTCAGATAATTTACGCTCAAACTCTATAAGGTTTGAAGGGGATATGCCAAACTCACATCCATCAGGTAATCCATCAGCAGGGAAATAATCTCTAGGGTTTAAATAACCCCCTCTTTCCCCGTCATTTGAATCTTTGTATCTCTGCTTCAGGTAAGCATCATCAAATCGCTCCATAATATTATAAATCCTACCTTCCTCATCCCTCAAAAACGCCCCATCTAAGTTACATAGCTCATTAACCTTTCTTTTCCTGTTTATATCCATGAGAGCCATTGCATCGAGACGTTCAGCGCCAATCATAGGCAATTCGTAGGTATACCCCTCAAGGTAAAGCAGTTCATCAGAATACTCAAGGTAAACCCTTTGAAGTTCGTTGATAAAATATTCATATGTTTTATTGTGTTCTGGGACTGAATCACTGCTACTGTCAATTCTCTCAACATACTTCGAATACTCATTTTTTATGTATTCTTCCTCATAAGATTTGTATTCCTCAGTTACTTCTTTGTATGGCTTACACTTCTTTATTGAAAAGTCCACTTCACATACTTTCTTTAGAAAATCGACGTAAGGAGCTGCCACCCACTTCGCCTCTCTAACAACATATTTATGGGTATATGGAAGACGAATGGACAATGTAACTTCTTCATCAATACCAAGTTCAAGAATATCTAACGCGCTAACAGGTTCTTCTATAGCCAATGATAATCGTGCGGCGGCTTCATTTAAATCAAGCCATTTTTTTACTTTGAGTATTTTACCTTTCAACACACACCACCTCACACCCTCTAAATTCTGGCGGCTATGCCAGCCCACAGAGGTGTGCGGGTTTTCGGGGATCAGCCTAGACATAGCCTTTTCGTTATATCGTCTACTGAAGTCTATCAACTGGTTATCTATCCAGCAACTCCAGCGTGCCAAGGGTTGTTCTTTTCGAATTATGTAGCATGGGGGTCGGTTCAAACGGCCTAAAGTCGGTTCAGGGTCGGTTCAGCAACTCAATAAAAGTACATATAAAACATATAAATAAATAATTGAACCTACTGAACCGACTGAACCTACCTACTTTTCTCACACATGAGTGAACGCTATAAGACGGAGATCCATCTTCTGGCTGGCAGCCTACGAACGCTACAACGACTCGATATAGTCAGCATACCACTGCAACATCTCTCTACGGCCTTCCAGGTACTGCGCATGGTTGTAGGTGCCCCTGATACTGTTCTTATCGACGTGAGCGAGCTGTAGCTCGATCCAGGCGCTATTAAAGCCCTGTTCGTGCAATATGGTGCTCATCGTATGCCTGAAGCCGTGGCCAGTAACCTTACCGCCATATCCAATACGCTTGATAACCTGATTGATACTCGCCTCGCTCATCGGCTTCCCTGCATCATTTCTACCGGGGAAAACAAACTTGAAGCCACCTGTTATCCTCCTTAAATTCGATAGAATACAAATAGCCTGCTCTGATAGTGGTACAATATGAGGGCGTTTCATTTTCATCCGTTCGTTAGGGACTTGCCAAACTCTTGAGTCGAGATCGAACTCAGCCCATTCAGCGGCCCGTAATTCGATTGTGCGAGTACCAGTCAACATCAACAATTTTGTTGCATTTTTAGTAACCTCGCTTCCACTGTAATTATTTAAAGACCGCAGAAAATCGGCAACTTGATCGGAGGATAAGTGAGGGAAATGTTTTTGTTTGGGAGCTTTGAGCACACCGGCCAAATCAACCACAGGGTTATTTTCAGCTCGTCCGGATATAACAGCATATGTAAATATTTGTCGGCAAGCCTGCCTGGTTTTTCTGAGTTTATCAAGAACGCCTCGCTGCTCCATTTTACGCAAAACCGATAGCATTTCGGGTGGTTTTATATCTGATATAACTCTTTTACCAATATGAGGAAAAATATCCTTTTTTAAATATTCAAGAATGTCGTTAGAATAGCCCTTTGACCATCCATCACATTTATGTGCGTGCCATTCAAGAGCTATTAACTCGAATGTATTATTAGCCTCGGAGGCTTTGGAGACCCTCTCAATTTTCTTCATTACGCCGGGATCACCGCCAGCGGCTAATGTTCCTTTAGCTTCTTCACGCTTCCCCCGAGCATCGGCAAGGCTGACTGTGGGATACACACCAAAAACAACTCTTTTCTCCTTACCGGCAATACGGTACTTCATTCTCCAGCTTTTGGTGCCGTTGGGGAAAATTTCTAAGTACATGCCCCCACCATCGGAGAGCTTGTAAGGTTTGTCTTTTGGCTTGGCAGACTCTATCTGACGCGCATTTAGCTTCAT